GGCATCCCCAAGAACTTCGGCGTCGACCTGCTTAGCGTTGCTTGGATCAACAAGCACACCGGCGTCCAGGGAAAGAACACCGTATCGGCGACCGAAAAGAACGTCGACGTCAGCGTCACAAACATCCTCGGTAATATAGCGAACATCGCCACCGATGCGGATGTGCTCAGCCTGGTCTACGCCAACCGCGTCAGGCAGATGAGGGCTCGCGTGAAAGAGCATCTCGGGAAAACCATCGACGAAGCCAACAGCAAATAACCTTTATGGGAACCAAATCCATCCGCCACATCGTAGAGGCCACCTTGGCCACCTACCTCTCCACCCAGACCGGGCTGACCTCCGTGGCCTTCCTGACGGGCGACAGCGCCGCGACCCAGACCCTGCCCAAGGCCGTGGTCCTCTGCGAGTCCGCCCGGAGCCCTGCCGACCTACCCGAGGGCGAAGGCAACTTCAGCTGCTCGGTCCGCATCACCCTCTTCTCGAACGCCGACGACACGACCCTCGCCGATCACCGTGCCCGCTGCGCCGCCCTGTCCGGCAATATGCGAGACCTGACCTCCATCAAGGCGGCCTTCGTGACCTCGACCGACGCGGCCTGTTACGACGTCACGATGCAGTCCGAAGACGAGGGCATCGACGAGCGCTCCTGGGCGACTTCCTTCTCGTTCGACGTGCTGGTGGTCCTGCCCGCCTAAGCCAATTCCAAAGCCTGCAATTACAAATGGCCGCCATCTCAAACGGAACCACCTGTATCTACGGAGTCGCGGGTACTGTCACCAACCTCTTCGTCCAGAGCTACAGCCTCTCGTCCTCCTTTAACGCCGAGGCCACTGTGGTCGACGAGACGGGCCTGACCAAGACGCACCGCCTCGATGACCGCAAGAGCGAGATCACCATCGAAGGCATCGCCAAGACCTCGACCATGCCCATCCTCGGGGCCACGCTCGCCTTCACGACCAACACCGCCTCCGCCTATCCGGCCGGCTCGGCTTCGGTTTCCTTCTCTGGAACTATTACCAAGATTGACGACAAAGGTTCCAATAAGGGCTTCACGTCTGTGTCCATTACGGCCATCGACTACGAAGGAATTACCTGATTGATTCGCCTGTAATCAGATTAGGATAGACGGCGTGGACCGTCGCTTCCTCAACGCCTACGTCGACCCGGCTCCTTTTAGGATTCTGGGTCGAACTCTTTTCCCCTGGTGCCTGAAGTACCGGGTGCGCCTGATGGCCTTCGACTCGCCGCTCGTCACCGGCTCCCGCGGCATCACCCCTGCGGACCTTATCTTCGCCTGCCAAGTATGCGCCGAAGAGCAGCTAGGGGAGGTGGGCTGGCGTGACCGACTGCGCATCGTCACCCTAAGCCATCACCCCGCCAAGTTCGAGCGCCTGCTGGAAGCCTTCGCCGGATATATCCTCGTCCAGGACTGGCCAAAGTTCTGGGAGCAGACCAAGACCAAGTCAGGGGGCGGCGACAAGGGGGTGCCTTGGCCGCTGTCCATCGTGGCCAACCTGATCGCGTCGGGCATCCCTGAGCAGCGGGCTTGGGAGATGCCGGAGTGCCAAGCCATCTGGCTCAACTCCGCCCTGGCTATCCGTAAGGGTGCGGACGTGGCAATCATGTCGCCCGAGGAGGAAGACTTCATGGCCGAGGAGGAAGCCCGGGACGCCGCCGCGGATGCTTCCAATCCTGCAAAGGAAAGCACCCCCTGACATGGCCCAAGACCTGACAGTCAACATCAAGACGACCTCCGACGTCCCGCAGGCGATGGACAAGGCCAAGCAGGCCACGACTGGTTTCGGCAAACAGGTCGAGGACATTGGCAAGAAGTTTAGCACGTCATTCAAGGACATCTTCCTTTCCTTCCTCGGGCCTATGGCGCTGCTGACCGCTGCCATCTCTATAATCGGCAAGATGATTGCGGACAATGCAAAGAAGCGTGAAGAGGCCAATCAGGCAGCCATTGACGGAACCAACGAGCTGATGTCTGCCGAGGACCGTTACTACGCAAGGAAGCGTGATAACGAAAAGAAAGATAAAGAGAACAAGGAACAGGCCGCCATGTCGCGTGAAGAGATTACAAAAGACTTCCTTTTAAATGACCCAATTGGTCGAGCTTATTTGTACACTAAGCAAGGCGGCAAGGCTCAAGAACAATTACCTTCTTGGCTTAAAGGTCTTCATAAATTAACAGGATCAGACGAGAGCGCGGCTGGGATGTTATCTAAAAGCCAAGAGGCTCAGATGTTTGTTCAAACTGCGCTGATGTCTCAGCGTCGAGAAAACCCTTTGCCAGGACAATCTGCCCCCTTCAAAGGCCCCGAAGGCTTCAGCAACGTCATCGGCGTAGGACCTAACCCGGTGCTAGAGGCCATGGCCCAGCAGAACGAAATCGCTTTGGCGCAGCTCGCCGAGCTCCAGAAAATCTCCGGCAGCACTCCCGCCGGTCAAGGCGACTTCACCAAAGGCACCCAATCCAAATAATTTATGGCACGCGTCGATACTGGTAATAACCTAACAACCGTACTCCAACAGCCTGGGGCAAAGTTCCAAGAGGATGGCTACGGACTCGCCACGGGCACCATCGTCTTCAAGGCCGCAATCACGGCGTCCATCGGTGGCACGATTAACCGTGGGTCGGCTTGCCCGCAGGGGGCCTACTCATACTGCAAGGCTCACAAGTATTCAGTATCTTTCGAAAACCTTGGCATCGCTACCTACTCGGTGGACTATGTGGGCATCAACCCTGGCTACGGCGCCTCGACCGATCCGCAGATTACCGGCTCGCAGGGCCTGACGTCGGAGAACATCACGACCCACCCGAACTTCTTCGAGGTCGCCACCCCGCTTGGCTTTTCGGGTTCACCGATTGCTGGCGTCGGCACTGGTTCGATTGCTACCCCTGCTTACCCTGCTGTCGCTGGAACGAACCCTGCGGAATACGCTGGCAACAACGGCGCAACCTTTGAGGCCGCAGTTGGCCGGAAGTTCCTCGGCTTCAAGAAACCCGAGTTCAAGGACTTCTACGGCAAGACGAGCTACCTCGCCCCGCAGTGTTCACTATCCGGCGTTTTCTACACGAGCAGCTCGGCCTTGGTCATCAACTTGCGGAACGCGGTCGGCAAGACCTCCGGCAACGGCTCCTTTGCGTCAAAGGACTTGGTTCCGACTTACATGGGAACGGCCTTCGAGATCAGCGGCAAAAAACAACTGCTCCTGGCTCAGGTATCCTTTGAAGACTTCGGCCTGCTCTACAAGGTCCAGTATGAGCTGCGCTTTAACCGCGAGGGCTACAACTCGGCGGTCTACGCTAACGCCTGATGAAGATTCAACCCGGCGTCGGCTATAACTTCGACTCGTCCTCGCACGGGTTCACGCTGGACACGTCCGACCCGTTCCCGAGCGTGGCGTCTACTCCCGACCTTCCCTTCAAGGTCAAGATCGTCGGCGTGGTCAGCGGAGCCATCCGCTTTCAGGTCATTACCGGGACGCTGAACAACCTAGTCCCAGAGATGGACGATGTCATCGGTGGCGTCGAGAAGCTGCTGGACAGCACGACATCCGGCGTCCCTACGCCTCCCACGAATGTCCTGACGTTCAATACCTCGACCAAGGAGTCTTGGGTCTATCTCCGAGCCGGTCCCGAGGCCGCGTCGCCCTACGCCTTCCCGGACCCGAGCATCTCGAACACCCCTTACCCGAAGGTTATCTCGTCAAATGTCGAACTGACTGACACCGACACAAATGGGTATGTCCTGCTTGCCAAGGTAGACGTTGATAACGTCTCGGCCCCGACCGTCTGGACCTTGCATCAGTATGTCAGCGGCTCCCTCTGGGCTGACCGCATCAAGGTCAACGGACGCACGGCTAGTTACTACTACGCCCGCATCTGATGGGCGTCCTGATCGGAGCATCGGAAACCAACTCCACTTGGGGTCGCAACCGCACGCCCATCTTCAGCACCTACTTCGGCATCGCCGGCGGAAGTCATAACAACGTCGCGACTGACGGCTGGGCCTCAGAGGCCAACACCTTCTTCCGCTGCGCTCAGTGGTGGAACTCGGTAAACTGGACAGACTCTGGCGGCATCGCCCAGGTCGGGTTATACGGGCCCTTGGCTTTCCCTGGCACGCCGTTCCCCCCACTGACATCATTCTGGGTGGGCGCCTATAACACCGACCCGGCTGACACCTACGCCCCCAACTACCTCGACGACGTGGAGGTCCAAAACGTCTGGGTAGGTCGGGACGTGGTCATTGACGCGACGACCTACACGATGGACTACTCGGCGCTTAACGGCGTCACCGGGTCTTTCCAGACGATCACGAGCTCGACGGACGTGGTTTCCTTCGACCTCTGACCCCCCCCTTCCAATCGGGGCAAGGTTAAGACCCGATGAGCTGCACTAATCAAGTAACCGTCTCGCAGGGTAACACCTTCGCCTGCACCTTTACCTGGACGCCCGGGGCGACGGGTCCGGCCAACCTCCTGACGACGACCATCAGCTCGTCCCTCGAAGACCGCCA